TTTCCTGTTCCTGTACTGGTTAGAATGCTTGCAATAATTTCAAGGGGAGTACCTTCTAACCATGCACAATATGTCACAGTAGATCCTGAAGGTGCTGTTCCTGTTCTCAATTTGTTATTATATGTTGCTGTTGTACATCCTGTTAAAGTTGTACCTGTTGAACCAGTCCAAAAGATATAGAAATCTTCTGATCCTCCTGTTACTCTTGCGATACCTCGAGAACCTGCTTTTTTGAAGAAGGAAGCATCTGAAAGATTGATTGTAGTATCAGATACCAAAAAGTTAGAAGTTGTTGTTGTTGTTCTCCCTACCTCATAAAATAGACTGAAATGAGGAGGATCGGTATCTGAGAAAACTGTTCCTGCTCTTGTATCTAGTGACGTTTGAAGAGCAGAAAGAAGGTCTTTGAATCTCAAAGAAAACAGACCTCTTTGACCTGATAAAGAATCTAATGATCCTATAGCTAAATTCTGAAATGTTGATCGATTGATAGAACAACTCAAAACAGCGATCTGTCCTCTTCTCATCTTTGGCAGTATTCTTCTAATGTCTCCTGACAATTGAAGCGAAAAACCACCAAAAGAAACAGACCATCTTTGAGGTATTACTCTTGTTCCTGTTATCCTGATCGATCCTCTTGCGATCTGAATATCTCCTGAATCATCATAGATATCAAAAGGCTCTCCTAATGAATTCAGAACACCAACAAAAGACAATCTATAACGTACTGATATAGAAGCATGATCAAGTCTAGAAATAAAATCAGAACTCCAAGTCATCAGATTTGACCTACTGTTATATCAGGAGTTACAGGTTCAGGAATATCAGCAGAAGCAGTTCCTTTCATACCTCCTTTATTTCCGTAATCTGTCAAGAATGGATTTGACGATCCTGCGTCTCCTCCTGAAGCAGAAGGAATTGTGTTTGGTTTGAAGTTTGGAGATCGATCAATACCATCAAAACCTGAATGAAAATTGAATAATGTATGTGTATCTAGATATAAACGTACATTCAAAGAAAATAATCTTCCTCCTTCATTTGTTATAATGCTTTGACCTATATCAGAAGCACCTCTGCGTAATGTAGGCCAAAATCTATAATATCTTAAAAATGATCTTTCAGGATATGTATAGACATTTTCAGGAGATAATGTAAGATTTCCACCTACAGAAGCGGAAAAAGAACCATCTACAATTTTAATGTTCTTTTGCTCTATGATAGATGTAGGAGAATTTGTTTGTATCGTTACATAATCTCCTCCTGTTGGAAGATTTGCACCTGTTACATCTTTGAAAGGATTTGATCCAACTAGGATAGAATCTCTTCCCTGCTCAGGAGTTGATAGAAGAGGATGAATATAGGCTTTATCTGAATCTGCACAAAATGAAACATAACCTCCTCGATCTAGATGGTTTTGCATTGATTGGAGTTTCATAGCTAAAGATTCACCCAATAGCATTCTATCTCTTTGAATCGTCACAAATTCCCTTTGTAAACCATGTGAAAGATATCTTCTTCCTCCTCTAGATATAGATTCTGCTACATCATATTGATATTCTGAAAAGAGTTCTCCTAACTTCTCTCCTAGATCGATGGTTACAAGTGATCTAGCATCAGGAATAGGAAAATAATAAAATATTGCGTTACCCATATTAACGACCTCCAAAGAGAGGAGAAGTAGAAGATCCGAAAGTTTGAAACCTACGTTCTATTTGTCTAACCAACTCATCTACAGCATTTGATTCAACGACAGAAGCATTGATTGTTATATTTATACCACTTTGACCCATGCCCATAGTCCTCTGAACTGCTTGAGGCATTTGACCCGTTTCAGGTACTACAAATTCTCCTCTATGTAACATTGCAAGACCTTCATCTGCTCCTGTGAATTTTATGCCACCTCTAGCAGAAGGAATATATCGACCTCCTGATCTCTTTGAAATTATACCACCTAGAACATTTATTCTTCTTAGAAATTCTTCAAAAGATGCTTTGAATCCGTTCTTGATACCTTCCGCTAAAGCTTGTCTACCTTCTCTTGTAAAAAGAGCCTTAAATCTTTCAATCATTACATTGATAAATTCAGCTGTTCCTTTTTGAAAACCAAAGATAATTCTATCAACAAACTCAATGAATACTTTAGGCAATACATCAAAAAGAATTCTAGGAAGAGCCTGAAGACCTATTTCTATTGCTTTTGCTCTTGCTCTGATATCTTCTTCAACACTTTTTTGTATATCTCTTTGTTGTACCTCTGCAACAGTCATAGATACAGTCTTTCCTTCTTCTCTTCTTCTTCTTTGCATCTCTCTAATTTCTGATTCTGATCTAGCTCTTTGACCTAGTTTAGAAGCGACTTTAATAACACCTACAAAAAGAGCAAGTATAATAGAAGCTATTTTTCCTCCCTTTCCTAGACTTTGAAAAGCACCCATTAAACCATCTTCAGAAGCACCTTTGAGAACATTTTGAAACTTTGTTTTGAAGCCTTTAAAGAAGTCATTTGAAAATATATCTTGTGTTTTTGTTATGGTTCCCAGTAAACCCTTTGCAAACAATTTTTTCAATCTTCCTTGTGATTTTTGTGCTTCAAATTCTGCTCTTTTGATTGGATCACTAAGAAATTCCATCCATTCCTGTTGATTCAATAGCCCAAAAGGATTGAGGATTTTTTGAAGATTTTGTCGTAACTGGAAAAATTGCTTTTCAAGATTGAAACTAAGACTTGAAAATATCAAATTAAAATCACCTAGAACTTTTGCAATATCTATCTTTATAAATCTTCCTAGAAGATCATTAACTACATCATTCAAAGTTCTGATCTTCTCTGTTGTTTTCTCTGCTTCCTTCCCTAGATCATTCAACTCATTAGAAGCACCTTGAGATCCCATTTGAAAAGCATCTAATGATACATTGATATTTCCAATTGTATCTTCATACTCTTTCATATCTTCTGTTGCTTTGTCTATCGCATTTCCAAGTTTGTTTGAAGGATCTATTGTCTGTAAAGTAAATCCTGCCAAACTTGACATGGCTTTGTTCAGAAATTCAATTTCAATGCCTAGAATATTCAAAGAATTAATTGCTGTTCCTATTACAAGTGTAAAAGGGCCACCCATAAGAGCGATCGTTTGTCTCAATCCAAAATTCAGAAAATCAATAAGTTTATCCGTTAACCATGCGATCTCATCAGATAAAGAATTAACAAGAGAACCTGTGAAGGCTATAACACCTCCCAATTTGATCATGCCTTGAATAAATCTATTTTGCCCATCTGTAGCAGTTACAAATTTCTGTAGCGTACCATCTAAAACGGTTCCAAGTCCTGATAGAACTAGTTGAAATTGTGATGCTGTTCTAGATGCTTCAGGCCCTGCATCTATACCGAATTTTTCAGTAAATGATAGAAACTTTTCAAAGTCTCCTGAAGCAAGAGCCTGATTCAACTTTGCTCCTGCTTCTCCAAAGAGAGTAACAGCAGTCCTTGATCTTTCTGAAGAATCTGAAATATCTTGTAACAACTTGATCGAATCTAGAAGAATATCATTGTTTGATCTGAGTTCTCCATTTGTATCTTTTACAGCAATTCCAAACGACATGAACTTCTTTTCAACTGCTGATCCTTCTGTTGATAGTTGTGCAAATTGTCCTGATATTGCTCCAAGAACTTCTGTAAGACCTTCAGCAGATTGTCCTGAAGATAGCATGGCCTGTCTTAATCCCTGAATCGTCTTTGCAGATACCCCACTTCTAACAGATAAATCATTCAACTCATTTACAAGGTCTGTAACTTTCTTAGATGCTTCAAAAGAGACTTTTCCAACAACACCTATAGCAACTGCAACAGCACTAATAACAGCAGTTACTTTTCCAACAGCCATGCCCATATCTTTCATTTGAGAAAATGAAGATGATGTTTTTTCACTTTCCTTTTGTGTTTTCTTCAGTTCTTTTTCAACTTTTTCCAAAGCATCAACAACATCTTCAAGACCTTCTTCAGAAGCCTTTGTTTTGATATCTAAGATGTACTCTACAACATTTTTTTGAGCCATGATAACCTCTTTGCATCCTATTATATCATATCTGTAAGATCTGAGATATTGATAACTGGAAAGAGCATAGCATTTTTCCCCTTGCTTTGCTTCCTTAGAATCTCATTAAACCGCTTTGACCTTTGTATAAGACAATGTAAACATATATACAGATCATCAAAGTCCAACTGAAGAACCTCTGAAGGAAGTTTTGAATAAGTCCGAGCAACAAGATCAACAACAAAAACATAATTAGGATCTTCCTTGAAATCGTTTAAGCCGTTCAACTGCCTCCTGTTGGCCTTGCATCGCTTTATTTATGATGCTATTACGATCTTCAGAAGTGAAAACTCCAACCCATAAAACATTTTGATCTGCGTTCATTTGTTCCATAGCATGACATAATGTGATATTTTCCCACGTCACGCCTTGATCCTGAGATGCTCTTTTGATGACCTTGCAGAGAATCTTATCCTGATCTTCTGATATCCTTGCCATTGTTTCAGGTCTGATCGATTTTGCAAAATCTAGAAGTCTCATAAGTTCTGATTCTTCAAGACCTTCCATTCCTTCTTTATCCGCTTTTTCTCTGATTTGATCGATCGTGTTGAGGCCTTTTTGTTTGTTTGATATCAAGACCTCCTGTGCAAGCAAAGAAGAACCCAATCCGATCTGCTCTATTTCGGGAGCGGTTAAGATTCTTCCTTCTATGAGTAACTTTCCACCAAAACAAGATACTTGAAATGTACTTGCTTCAGCGATCTCCTTTAATATTTCCATAATTCCTGCCTTTTATTTTGTTGATCCTTTTATCTATATAGAATGATGATAACTCTGTTTTTTTCTTCAAATATGCATTCAAAACTTCCAGTTCATAATCTTTCAGTTTTCGATCACTATAAAACACCTGATACAAATATTGATATTTTATTCCTGTTTGCTTCGATAGAATATTTATATCTATCTGACATTTGTTCAGTATGTATTCTAGAAGTTTTCGATCCATTTAGTTTGCTACAGCACTTGATTGATTGTTTGTTATTCTGATTCTGATAGGTTCATTTGAAGCATCTCCTTCTCCTACAAAGGTCATAGTTCTTTCTATTGCTCCAAAGGTATTAACAGCATCATCATAGTCTGTAATATAACAGTTACGTATCAATACATTACACAGATCACCATCTGAATTTGTGAAGGTGAATTCTACATCTGACTGTGTACCATTCAAATAATCAGTATAAAGATCATTATCTTGCATTTCCAAAGTCACAGACAATGTAATATCTTTGACATCATTTGTAATTGGTTCTAAGGTCTTCTTATCTCCTAGAACATTTCTTCTTTCTAGTTTGTTATCAAGTGACAATTCAAAACTTTTCATTTTGTATGTAGCAGAGTTGTAATTCAAATCTCCTGATTCATAATGAAAGATTTGACGACCTGATCCAAAAGTTGAAGAAGTAGCTGTTGATCTTGCGTTTGCATTTTGAGCTATTATTTCAAAAGATGCTGTTACTTCTTCTCCTGCTGTTCCTGAAATACTCATTGTAGCGACTTTACAACCAAGAAAAACCTCATATTCTCCAGTACCTCTTTGAAGACCTATAGACAAAGAAGGGAGTTCTCCATTTGAGGAAGGTTCATAATCATGTTGATACTGAGGAGTAGCAGGAGATAGATCTGTAGTTGTTGCAGATCCGATTGATGCCTTGATAAGCATTCCTGTACCTTCATAGAGAAGAGGAAGATCTATAGAACCTCCAACATTCAAAAAAGCATCAAAATGGCCATTCTGAAAACCGCCTGCTCCTGATTGAGATAAATGTGTTTTT